TCTAATGCAGATACATTATATGCTTCTAGCATCTTAGAACCAATATGATATTGTCCCCAGTATTTCTGATCAAAGTTGGACCAATGCCTAATAGTGTAATCAGTTACTTTATAATTTTCATAAGTTTTAATTTCAGGAGCTTTATAAGGTTTATGATCATCTAAGTATTTAACATAGTCATTAACTATTTTATAAGAAACTTCTCCTCTATCTTTAATACCAAATATATATTGTACTAAAGCTATAGAATCTCCCTGATAACCTGATGAAAAATCTTTAAACTTATATGTCATTGTTGCAGCATCCATATAAATAATCATTGATGGAGTCTTTTCAGTTTTAAATACAGATTTAATCTTTATCTGCTGTCCGTCTAATTGTTCAGTAAGATTTAAATAATTCTCAAAGATCCAGATTGTTGGTACATCCTGGAATCTAATCACATTTTTAGTTGAAATCATATCTTTTAACTTTAATTAAAAAGGGAGCCCATTTCCTGACTCCCTTTTAAACTATTGTTAGTCTAAATCAAAGTCTGAGCCAACCTTAGTTGATACCTCAAAATCATCTTCACCAAAAGTTTCTACTTTCTTAGCTTCTAATTTTTTAAGATGTAGAGCTTCAGAATATAGTAACTGTTTACCAGATCCAAGTTTAGCATATGCAAAACCATCTCTAGAAGATTTTGGCAAATATAAGTCATAATTTGTATAACCTGTTTTACCTTCATATTCTTTTCCTGCAATACAGAAATCTAAATACTTATCTTGATAAGGTGCTGTTTTATCAAATGCAGTGATGAACTCTTCAATTGTATTATGCTTATTATCTTGAGCATCAAACCAATCTACTATGTCTAATGTAGTACATAATGATTTAATAAATACTAATATACTATTATCTCTAGAGATTTGTACACCTGATTTAGTTACTCCATCTGCAAATGCATATTGACCAGATTTTACTCTACCAATTTGACCTTTGTAATGACCAGCATCTGGATTTTCTTTATCCAACATGAATCCTTCAAATCCTTCAAGAGGTTCAGTCTCAACATTAAGTACTAAACTTATACCACCTGGGATAAATTTAAAATCTTCACCTACTAAACTATTAAGTTTTAATTTGTGATTACCTGGAGTAATTGTTTTAGGTATTCCACTTCCACCTGTTCCTACATCTTTTGTTCCAATTGCCATTTTTCTTATTTTTTATTTATTATTTATATATCTCATCCCAGTGAGTAACTATTTCTCCTTTGTCATTAGCTTCACTAATAACTATTTCTGCATTTCTTAAATGCTCAGGTCTTGCACCACAAGTTGTTTCTTCATTAGTTTTAAATGATAAGAATACTTGATTACCTTTTCTAAACATATAACCAATTGCATCAGCATTTGCACAGATTAGAGACTTGATCTTACCAGTTAAATCTATATTAGCAGACATAACCATTTCACCTTTATCATCTACTTGCTTATCTTTGATATGCCCAGATAGAATAATATGGTCAGCTAAAGTATCTACATAGTTTAAAACATCAAAAAATGCTTCTCTCACATATAAATAACCAGCTCCATTTGGTAAAGTAATTACATTATCTCCATCAAAGTTTTTACCCATACTAGTGGCTTTATACTTTTTGACAGCTAATGGCATTACCATTTCTTCCAATGCAGTTACAGTATCAATAGTAATAAACTTATAAGGTTTACCAGCTTCAACTACTTGTTTACCAATTGCTAGCAACTCTTTAAGATTACTTGCTTTAACCTTTAATGCATCTACATAATCAGTCCCATTTTCCAAATCAATAATTAAATTATCTTCTAAACCAGCAAATGCAGTAGTTTTACCTGTCTTTGGCTTAGAATAAATAATTAATCTTTTTGGATTGACTCTTGTTGCACTCACTTTCTTAGTGGGCAATACTAATCCTTCACTCATACTTTCATTTTATTAAATCATTTAACCATTTTTTTTATATATTGTCACTTAAATTTCCAATAATAGTTATTTGCTAGTCTATTATATTTAATAGCATTAACAATATTACCTTTATCAAATCTAAGTTCCTCTTTAATTTGTGTAAGAGATTTCCATTCTTTAATTGCATTATAGTTTTTATCATACTGTATAATTGTTTTACTACATCCATTTGTTCTAAGAGCCCAGTTTTTTTTATATTCTAGAATCTTTTTCTTAAGTAAACTTTTAGTAAAACCTAATTTATAAATCCAAATATAATCTTTAGTATATTTTACTTTATTTAATACACCATTCATTATATGTGACATTGACATACCAGTTGCTTTACTTGCATCTAATGGACAATCAAATTGATTAATAAGTACTCCATCCCAATTAAATTGTAAAATGTTATATTTTTTAATCAATGACTTTCTTCTAGTTTCAACATGTATTTTATCTTGTTTTACACCTTTTTTTGAAGCAGAAATCTTTTTTTTATGATTTGCTGATAATATTGCATATCCAGTATTTCCACCATCATATAGGTTTGTCAATGTACCTGAATTATTAACTAATTTTCCATAAAGTTTAATAAATTCTATCTCTTTATTAAAGAGAAAATCTCTATCATCAGTTTCTAAAATAATTTCAACAGAATAACCATTATTTGCTATTCTTTTCCATATTAAGCTATGCCCTCCTTTTTCAAAAGCACGTCTATAATAGTATAATCTATTTTCTAATAAATCTTTTTTCCATTTTGTGCCTATTCCAACATAGAATACTACACCATCATTACTTATATGTCTATATAAATAGTATTTCCCAGTTCCAAATGCTTTTATCATACCACTAAGGTATAAATAATTTATGAACCGATAATCATATTCAACCATTTTTTATTACTTACTGGCTTCTTTAATAGAATGGCAGCTAGATCTCTTACAGTTAAACTGCTTAAAGGAGCATCTAAATCTGAATCCATTAAATCATCAAAATCAGGAAATAAGCCTTGCGTTTCAGTACTCTTAGTTTCAGTTTTAGTTTCAGGTTTAATTTTTATCAGTTCAGATACAGGAATTAGATATCTTACATGGCCATTTGCATTAGCATCTGTAGTTTCATACTCCTCATCATAAAATGAATTATAACTCCATTTATACAGTGTTCTTGTTGGGTCTTCAGAATCTAGTGCAATACTTACGTATTCAGTATAGATGTCTTCTCCTCTTGATAATTCACTTTTAAAGAATCCCATATATAAATCATCTTTACCATATGGTCTATAAGCACATTTAGGAATATATAGTGGACTATTTATACCTAATGCGTCAAATACTTTTTGATGGTGTTTTACCAGCTCTTCAGTTTTTTCTTTTCTGTTAAAACCAGCATTATTACTGGTGTCTTTTGTTGTTAATGCCATATATTAATTATTTGGTTCCAATTCTTTTTTCTTGTTGAGCTGGAGTATTCATTTCTGCTATACTCATTTTCTCAAATTCAGCTTTAAAGAAACTTAATCTGGTATCACCATTTCTACATTTAAGAAAGTGTAATACCATTACCCTATCATTTTCAATTATATATCTATCAGGACCATAGAATCTGATCTTCTGTTTAGCTGGTCTATTAATACCAATTACAGTATCTGCATGTTGTAATAAAGCATCAGCACCAAATATATCTGATTCTAATACATAATTACCATACTTTCCATCTTCTGATCTCTCAGGATTATCTATATTTCTGTTTAATTGACTTAATATAATGAATGCTATCGGGTAAACTCTTTTAAGATTTGTTAATGCTTCACCAAGGTTATTTAAAGTTTCATTCTTATCTCTTTCAGTTTGTGCTTTTTTTACAAGTAAGGAATGGTCAAGAGAAATTAAAGTCTTTTTATATTTTCTTATACCTTCTTCATCTACTTCAGAATAATGTGACATATACTCATGTATAGTTCTGATAAATTCATCTACTGTACATGGTTTTTCTACTATATCAATGGGATACTTAATCTTTTGCTTAGCATAATCATAGCATTTCTGTAAATCTTCATTTGATAATTGACCATCTGCACTACATAAATACTTGTATGACTTACCAATAATACTTGAATATTCTCTAATTGCAGATGACCTAGCTAACATCTCAAATTGAAACTGTAATACTCTAAAGTCTTCTGCAGGATTAAGAATAAAAGATTCTCTTATAATCTGCTCAACTATTAAAGTCTTTCCTGAAGCAGGTCTTCCTCCAATTACAGTCATAGTATTCCATTCAATACCATCAGTCATTGCATCATTAAACTTAGGCCATGGTGTTCTAAGACTTTTAATCTCACCTACCATTCTGCCTTTTAAATAATGTAATGATTCTTGAAAACCTTCTTTTTGACTAACCCATTTAGAATTAGTAGTTTGCTTAAGTGCCATATACAATAATTAAATAATTTTTACTTTTACTCTATTATATGTAGTATGTAATACACTAATTAATACCTCAATTAATATAAACGGGATTATATTAATCTCAATAATAAATGTATTAGTAACTAAATATCCTAATAGAACTCCTACTATGGCACAAAGCCCTAGTATTAATCTGGATGATTTATACATTATACTACCCTTTCTTTAAAATGTGTTTGTGATGGATCATCTGACCCATTTAATAACATATCACAATAATTTGCTAATTCAGAATCATAAGTTTTATCTGAGCCTTGCTTTCTAATAAAGTATTGAGATGTTCTCATATACTTATATCCTGTTGCTTCATACTCATCAACATATGTCTTTGTAGCATTAATTACTGTTTCCCATGTATAAGTATGTGATTCAAAGAACCATCTAAAGTTATTCTCTAGATTCTTTTTATCTGACCTTGCATATTTACCACTTGGTAGCTTAAATTTAGGAAAAATATCTAAATAAACATCAATATTTTCCATAAAATTATCACCCATCAATGTTGCACTTGTTTTCTTTTTGCTATTCTTGAAATAAGACTCTAGTTCTTGTAAAAGAATAATTGCCTTACCTGCTAGTTTCATATCAGCTTCTAACCAGTCTGTTGACTGTAAGCGTTTTACCTCTAATGCATCATTAATAAAATCATTAGTTTTAATTTTATGTTTAATACAATAGAGTATATACAATTGATTTGGACTCAACTGTTTCTTTATTAATAAATTAAAAATTTCATCCATATTACCATTTTATATCAAAATTATAATTCTTTTTTGTAATCTCAGAAGTTTTTCTAAATACATCATCACAGGGCCATTTCTTTTTACCTAAAGATATAGCATTCATAGGATGAGTTAAAATAAATAAAGGATCTTTTTCAGATAAGTAATCAACTAACTGCTCTGAAGTTCTTCCCATCAAAATATAACATAATCCAGGATTGTAGATTTTAAGATAATCTAATAAATATGCCATCATTGGTCTCCATAATTTCACATGTGAATTTGGTTTGCCTATTGTAGTAGTAAGGGCACTATTTAACATTAGAATACCTTGGTTACTCCATCTCTTTAAGTCTTTGTCAGTAGAAATGCTCTCAGACTCATATACAGTATCATTAACAGCTTGTAATAAATATTCCAATGCTGGTAATGGTTTCTTTTCAAAAGCACATGAGAAAGCAAGTCCATCAGATTGCTCAATCCCATTATAAGGATCTTGTCCAATAAGCACTACCTTGAGTTCATCATATGGACATTCTTCAAATGCTCTAAACACATACTTCATAAATGGAGTGAACCGTCTATCTTCCTGTGAATCTTTTATCAATGTCAATAAAATAGTATCAAACTCACTACTAAATATAAATCCTCTGAGAACTCTTGCCCATCCTGATTCAATTAGTTTTGTATTTAATTTCTCTTTTATTTCATTTATGTTTATATTTGTTGTCATACTAATTAAAATTTTAAGCCATGGCTATAAAAGTAAAAGAATTAAAAGATGATGCTCAAATCAGTGTCCCAGTAAACAAAGCATATTACTTCATGTTGAAGAATAACTTGTTTTATTTATACAATCAAATTCAATTGGCTGGTCCAGAAGCTTCTGAAAAGTCATTTGAAACTATTAAAGAAGCAGATTACTCAAAGATGTCTCAAGTTGAGCAATCTTTTTATACTGTTACTTTAATGATAGCTGAAATTGAGAGACTTGCTTTAGAGCAAAATCTTTTTGATGAGAAAGAGGTACTTGAACCTACAGATGAAGGTTATGTTGAACCTACGCTAGATTAATATTGTATTCCGCTCCTATTTCTATACATGCTTGAACAGCTTGGGATAGCTCATCACTTGAACACTCAGCAAATGATTTGCACATCTCAAGCTTTTTACCTTCATCATTTACATCAAAGCATAATCCTGCTTGTGTTTTAACAAGCTTTTTCATTTCATCAAATGTATATCCTGATTCTTTTGCCATTTCTCTAATACATACGTGTATTTTTGAGATTTGTGCATAAGATCCAGATTTACCTTGAATACTAATAAACATTTCTAATTCTTCACCTTCTTCTACTAATTTTACAAATTCAGCATAAGCTAAACTTTCTTTTTCAGTTCTGTAGGTAAGTTTTCCGTTTTTCTTAATAAATTTTGCACTAAACATGTTGGTTTGTTTTAAAGGTTACAATGGTATTTTACTCCATTTTTTAAATAAGTCAATAATTAATATTACATCTTCAATGTCTGTCATAGCAACACCCCAAGAGTGCTCATATACTTTCCATTGATTATTATTTATCTCATCACTTTCATTTGATACTAGTATTACATCAGAGTTTATTTCATATGAGTAATAGTAATAATCATTTTTGTCACCGGATTCTTCTTTAGTAACAATTACTTTATCAAATCCTGCTTCAGTTAATTCTTGCTGTTTCATTTTTGTAATTTTTTTTCTATTAACTTATCAATATAGTCTTCAGCCTCCATTGCTGTAGAAAATAGTATAATAAATCCTTGTGGATCTTTACTATATCTCCAAAAGCCAAAAAAGCCTTCTTTAGTTTGTACAAAATACCCACCATATGAGTATTGTGATTTTAATATTTTATATTTTGTCTTCATATTACTACTGACCAAGTTAATAATTAATCTCCGTTTTCTTCATTTTTGTAAAATCCTGTGCTTGCTTTTTCTTTTGTGTATTCTCTGTGTAATTTTCTATGATTATGTTTTTTAATTATCATAGAATTATTTACAGGTGACTTTCTTATTATTTTTGCTCTTCTCAGCATACTTGCTTTATTTGTCACCTTATAATTTAACCATTTCAACATTATTACTTTTTGATATAAATCTTCCATATCAGTCACTATTTTTAATTTGATAATAAATAATACAAATTACTACAATTACTATTAACAATAAAACCATCATAATATTTATTTTTTAATCAACTTTGCCATATAATCATTAAGAACTACCATAAAAGGTGTGTAATCAAGATTATAAAAAGCATCAGTTGTGTTTTTCCAACCTAAATGCATAAAACATTTATCTAAAGCAGCTTCATCAAAAGTAATACTTTTTTTTATTATATTTTTTTTAACTACTTGATTATGCATTTTTACAGTATTTCTTCTCTCATTCCATTCTTCCTGTAAACCCATATTATTTACTTTAACGGTTTTTTTTCTGTTCTATATAATCAATAATAAATCCTGTAGCAACTATTAAATTCATGCCACATGATGCAATAACTTCTATAATATCTTCATAAACATTTACCATAAGATGTAAATGCCCAACTGTCCAGAATGGAATAGCCAAATTTTGACTAATCCACACTGTAAGATATTTTAAAAAATGCTTCATTTTTTTAAATTGACCTAACCGCACGCACATAGAGTGTGTAGGACTTATAGAAGTTGGTGGCAACCCCATAGCCGAAGTAGAAGTACCACGCGTAGTTGGAGTCGTACTCCGTACTACTCCAATAGCTGTCAGTAGTAATTATTTTATGATTATACATAATAAAGCATTCTTCAATAGTTGGTAATTTCCAATCATCTCCTAATTCTTTAACTGCTTTGACAGCATCTTCCCAATTCATTTTACCTAATTCTTCAGGATGTACTTCAAATTTATAATGTTGTTCTAAAATAACTGATTCTACTTCTTTATCTTTATCTTTAGGAACATATACTATTCCATTTATTATTACTTCCATAACTATTTTTTTTCAGGTTCATTAACTGTCATACCAGCAAATACAATTTGTAATGTAACATCATCATCACATTTCTCACATCTATAATTAGCTCTTGATCTTATGTACCAACCTGCATTACAGCATAGTGTTTTGATATCACTGATCTCCAGTTTCTTCTCTTTCTTCTTCATATTCTCTTTTTTTAGCTATATAATCTCCAATTTCAATGTCTAGTGGAATGTCATCCACATGTCCGTACTGATTAATTAAATCAATATATATTTGTTTTACTCTTCCCATAATTTTAATACTGATAAGATTAATTGTTTAGCAGCTACTTCAGGTTTATCAATCTTTTTAGACTGCATATATCTTGAAAAACTTGCTAACTGATTATGTGTTAATGTTATTGATACAGTTGATGCAGTAGTATTATATTCTCTTTTTTTTACATCAAAATCATTAAATTCAGCTGGATACAACTTTATAAATTCATTAACATTTTTCAAAAACAACGGATCCTTAATCTTATACAGGTTATATGCTGCTCTTTTAGCATAATTTATTGTACTTGATGAAGTTAAGTTAGTATAAGTAAAGATTTCTTTTTCTTTTACATTAAAAGTATAATGTAAAATAGCTATTAAATAGTTTCTCCTATCTATAACATAAGGCTCTTTTGTTTTTGGTTCACTCTTAATTTTTAATAATTCTTTTACTATATCATTTTTAGTGTATCCCATAATATTTAAATAAAAAATGGAAACAATAATCCTTTAATTTCAGCCACAAATGGCCCAATAATCAATGTACTTAAAAATTCATGGGACTGTGACCATAAATACCAAAAATATAACATACAAATGTGTGCTGAAACTAAGTATATATACATAATTACAACAAATAAATTTCCTTTTTCCATACTATTTCTTTTTAAATTGTTCTTCAAAATCTACAAACCAGTCAATTAAAGCTACACCTTTTTTTATTTCAGGTATTTCAAAATTTGGACATACATCAGAGTTTTCATCATACCAATTAATTATATCAATTAGTGTTTTCATATCTTCCTCACTATACATTCTTTCAGCTTGCCAGTTAGCACCTTCAATAAAAGCAATTTCTGTTTGTTGTTTTTCTGCTTCATTTAAATATATTCCACCCCAAACATATATTTCAGCAGCTTCTTCTAATGTTTCTTTTTTCATACTATTTAAGTTAAATTAATGCAAAATCTTCTTCAAGAACCTCTTCTGCTTTCTTAGTCTTGCTTGTACTTACTACAGCAAATCTATTAGCATTATAATATTCATAAGGAAAACATCCATCAAGATTTATTTCTTCTAACTCATATCCATATGTGTTAGCTTGAATACCCATATTCATTACTCTCACCACTGTGTAGAATTGCTCTTCTACTGGCCATTGACTTAAAGGAATTTTATTGGGTTTATTTTTTGAATTAATGCATTTGACTTTCACCTATCTCTACATTTAATTCTAGATCAGATAATTGATTATATATATTAAAGATGTCATCAAAGCCACCGGATTTAATATCATATGAACCTATATTATCTACTATTACAGCACACTGTTCTGCTTGATCAGGTGTATGTTTACATACTTTAATGAGACAAGCTATGATATATAAAAAATCATGGTGATCATCATTGTATAATGTTATTTTATGTGTCTTTTCCAAAACCATGTTTATATATATTAATTTACAAATTATTTTCCTTAGTTCCTACTATTATTGTGTTTCCTACTTTATTCATGGACTCAACAATATCAGTAAAACCTTTACCATATGGATCTACATAGTCTGTGTAAGACTTAAAGTAACCTTTACCAGTTAATGTTTCTATATTCTTAATTAATAAACTCATTCTTGATTTATTATCAAATTCAAGTTGGATTAAATCCCATCTTGCTGATGCAATTTTAGCTAAAAATAAGTTTAATCTAGTATTAAATTCATCTTTTATGTGAATTTTATGACTATAATCATCAAAAATTTGTATTAGGGTCATTAAAGCATTAGCATCAGTATTACCAAATACATTCATTGGTTCTTTAATATACTCTTCAGACCATTCATGCCATTCAGATACATCTTTCTTTAATGCATACTTAAACTTTTTATTTTTTTTCATTTCATCAATATCATAAAGAGCACTAGATATTTTTACCAGTGCTCTTATAAATTTGACATTGTCTTCATCATATTCTGCCATAATTAGTGATGTATTATATCATAAAGCATTAAGCTTGCAATTATATACCCAATTATGAATGCCGCTAATGCTACAAGTACTTTTTTCATATATCTATATAAATTAAAAATGATATTTTACGTTTAAGACTAGGATAAGTCTTGATTAAATAAGTTGTTAAAGAATCATCCTTATCTTCTTTACTATAGTGAAACTCAGCATATGAATACTTAATTTTAGGTATTAAAGAATGTTCTCTTAATTTTACTGGGATAGAAGATAAATCTATCACTGTTCTTGTTATTTTATACATATTAAATTTTTTTTAAAATTAAGCATCCGTTTGAGTCAAGCTTTGGTAAGCCCATATTAGTTTTGATACCGTCTCTGTTTTACTCTCATCTCTAAAAAAGCATTTGCTACAACTAATAAGACTAAAATTATAAATACATTCATTATTCATTTTCAATATTTAATTCAGCAAAATAGTCATCCCATTTTTTACTGTGATTAGCTTTAATTTCAGCCATATCCTTCAAAGTTGCTTGGTCATCTTTTAATTTAATCATTTCAATACACATTTGAATCATATCCACCTGCGTATATTCAATACTAAAACCTACACCCTGCATCATTAACATTAGCATATTAACATCTTTTTCATAGTCCTTTATTTGAACCTTTTTTTCTTTAATTACATTTGTTTCCATATTATAATCTTTTTAAAATTAAACATCCATCTTTATCTAAATAAGGTATTTGCTCAGGATGGTTGCATCCATCTGCATCACAACCATATTCCATACCACATACATATGTATCTGATGGATGAGGGCATATTAACTCAACCTCAACTTCAATTTCTGTTGGTTGTTGTAGTGATTGGATATAATTATCAGTTAATTCTTGATAAGTTTTTCCACATTTTTCAAATGGATTACTTAATAGTATCTTACATAGTTCTACAACTTCTTTTACACCAAACAACTTATCTTTATTCAACTCCATTGCTTTGTTAAAGCCTTTGATAAAACAAAGAACAGCACCATTAGATAAGTCAATTTCTTTTTTATCTTCACCAAATATATCACACACAAAATCCTCAGCCAACTTCTTAACATTAACTACTCCAAATATCTCATCACAGTTTTGTTTAGATAATTTACCTTCTTGTAAAAAATCTTTAATAACTTCATCATTAGAATCTAACCAATATCCATTACTATCTTTAACTAGTTTTGCTTTCATAATTTTATAAGTTTAAATATTTTATTTTCTGTACTCTCCTTTTTTATAAACTACAAAACAGTCTGATTTCCTATTCTCTCTTACTGATACTACTATATTATCAGACCACTCAGTTATCCAACAATAATTTTTACCATCATTAGATATTTTACCCTGCTCTATTACATGTCTTACTTTAGATAATGCTAGAGCAGGGTTAATATCATTTCTTACATCAATGTGTATTTTCATAGTTTTTCCAATTCAGATTTAACTTCTAGCCAATAATCATAAGATGCTTGTAAATCAATGTCTCTATAATCAAAACATTGTTTCATTATCTCATTAACTGCAATTATTGCAAGTTGTTTAGCATCATATAAACATATACCTCTTTCTTCTAGTTTACTATCTACACCAATTATAGTAATATCATATTGATAATACTTATTAAATAGTGAGTCAGCTTTTTCTTTTGGTGTCATAATATATTTATTTCTTCTCTAACATTTAACCAATAAAGTAATGAATGCTTACCAATATCAGTACCATGATATCTAATTATATCTAAGATTTCATCAACACATGTTATTGCATGTCTTTTAGTTGCTTCTTCATCTAACTCATTACCATTTTCATTAGTCCAGTTATAAGTTGAAAACTTTAAACATAACCATCCAGCTTTTTCTTTTTCTGTCATAACTTAATATTAAAATCTTTCCACTCTATTTTACTCTGATCTAAATTTGATAATGCTTCAGTAACCCAACTCTTATCAATAGTATCTACATAACATAATATATGAATAGTAGCTGTCTCATCAACTGCTAATCTGAGGCAACGACCCAATCTTTGGTTGCTTCTACGCTCATTACCATATGCATGTAGAATAATGCATTGCTTTAACTGAGGAATATTAATACCCTCACTTAACTGCAATACACATGATAATCTGGTAATATTACCTGACTTAAACATATTAAGATTCTCATTAGACTCAGGATTATTACTATGATAGCTATTTGTGCATAACACATCAGCCTGTTCTTGAGTATTAGCAAATATTATACACTTAGAACTAATTGAGTTACTCAATAGTTTAGTATACTTTTCTTTACTTGGATACTCCATCATAGCTTTCATCCTCATGATTCTACTTATCTGTTGTTCTTTACCTGGTCTAGACATATCTATTCTATTACACCAGTATTGATAATTAGCTGCTTCAGTAGTAAAGAATTGTTTATACTTACTACCTGCTTTTACATTCTTGTTGACGTTATCTAGTTTAATCTCATGTACAATGATTTTATAATCATTTAAGATATTATCATTAACAGCATCATCAGTAAGGTATTCATAACATATTGGATAGAACTCTTGCATCATTTCACCTTTCTCACTATATGTATTTTTAGGAGGAGTACCGGTTAATCCTAAGATTTTACCGGTATACTCATCCAAAAATGTTCTATGTGTAGGTAATAATGAGTGAGCTTCATCAAAGTATATCATATCATACTCTCTAGGATCTAGTTTATTCAAACTTAAATAAGTTGTGAACTTTACATTATCCATAAGATGTGACTTTTTAAACTTTATTGCTTCAGCTCTCCAAGATGTAAAGATACTTAACTTAGGTGCTACCACTAATACATTCATTAAAGGAGTCATGTTTTTCTCCATGTGTAATAGGGCTACTAAAGTCTTGCCAATCCCTGTTGCTAATGATAATCCAGATCTTTTTTTCTTATCAGTAGCATTTAATGCAAGTTCTTGAATTTCTTCTCTCTTCATCTTTTTATAGTTTTAAAATTAATTATACAACAAATACATTTTTTTGTATAAAAGTCATAGCTGTAACCATATCAGTCATAGTTTTAATCTGATTAATATTTTTATCAACATTAATTAATGTTGCATGATGATTATAACCAGGACTATCATAAGATTTAATAAATACTTTTAAAAATTGATGTTTAACCCATCTATCAGCTTTACCTATCTTAATGAACATATCACTAAATCCTTTACACATTGCTTCTGCATTTGGATTACTAATTCTAAATGCACCTGTTTTTAGTAATTGACTTGCAGAAGAAACTCCATTATACCCAATTTCACTATTACAGATATTAGCAATCATTAATGGTTCAAGATTATATAAATTCTTAAATTTTTTAAGTGTTAAATAATCAGGAATATCAAACATCCATGCATTAACATAATCCATTAATTGCCATGATTTAGATGAATTATTATAAAAAGCTATTTTTTTAATAATATCAGCTTTATCACTAACTTCAATAAATCTATATTCTACAGGTTGATCTTCTCTTTGACAAGCATGTATTAAATGTTGACCATCAATTACATATGTTTTTAACTCACCATCAATTACTGCTGTTTTAATACATATTACTTGTCTAGTAACACCCATTTCTCTTATACTTTGTACTAATTTTTCAACTTGTGCTGAATCAATATTTCTATTCATTGGTAAATAGTTAAACATTGAATAATCTGTTGTTGTTGCTATTTGAATTATACTTTTTTTCATCTTTTTTAGTTTTAATTTCAGTTAATATTCTTTT